TGCTTATGCCTATCAACTGCCTACAAGGCCTCAACTCATACAAATTATTACACTAACAGTTAACGATGCTGTTATTCCATATGAACGATATGGAGATAAAGTTTATTTAGACAGCTATGGTAGTACCTCTACCGTTGTCTGCGATTACATCTTTCGCCAAGATGAAGCGTATTTTCCTCCACACTTCATCTTGGCTCTTGAATATCATTTAGCCAGTCTGTTTGCTGGATCAATAGCTAGGGATTCAGGAATGATTAAGCAATTTTCTGAAATGGCTGAACGACAATATCTTGTTGCCAAGAATATTGATTCTGCTGAAAAAACAAACCAGCAATTAAATGTAACTCGATTTACAAACTTAAGACAATCAACGAGAATTTAAATGGCTAGAACATTAAGAACTGTTCTAACTAACTTTAGTGGGGGAGAACTTAATCCACTACTAAAAACAAGAACGGATGCAAAGGCATACTTCAATGGAGCGCAGACACTTCGCAACTGGTATATGCTCGATACTGGTGGAATCATGCGTAGGCAAGGAACTTCCTATAAGCAAACGCTAACTGGAGAATCTCGCATATTGCCATTCGTCTTTTCAGATGATGAAGTTGCCATATTTTCTTTAAGCAACAACAGGCTGGATGTCTTCAGCAGTACAGGAGCATCCATTCAAGCAAACATAACATCCAACTGCAACTGGACCACAGCCCAGTTATTTGAACTGAACATAGCTCAATTTGGTGATACTGTTTTTATAGCTCACAGGGATAATCCAACAGTTAAGATTAAAAGGGCATCAGCATCATCATTTGCTGCAACAATATTTGCCTTTGATTCCCATTCTTCAGGATATCCACGCTATCAACCTTATTACAAGTATGAGGATAGTGCTGTTACACTAACTCCAGCAGCAACGACTGGAAGTGGAGTTAATGTAACTGCGTCATCTGCCATATTTGATTCTGATGCCAACTGGGTAGGGAAAGTCTTGCGTATCGGAGAAAAGGAAGTTGATATTACAGCAAGAACCAATACAACCGTTGTTGTCGTAACCGTCAGGGAAACATTGGCAAGTACAAGTGCCAACGCTGAATGGGATGAACAACTGATTTCCTCTCACAGAGGATACCCCCAAGCAATTACTTTCCATGACAATAGACTGTGGTTGGGTGGAGTTAAATCCAAGCCATCTTCAGTCAATGCCAGTCATGTAGGTGATTACTTTAACTTCAGCGTAGGTACTGGTCTGTCAAGTGAAGGCATAGATGTTGCCATTAGTGGTGATCAGGTGAATGAAATTCGCCATCTTTATTCCAGTTCCAATCTACAAATTTTTACGGATGGTGGTGAATATATTATTCCAACATCATCCGATACTTCTGCAATCACTCCAAGCAACATTGTCTTTAGGCGACAAACACCCTATGGATGCTCTCGAACAAGACCAATTCTTTTTGATGGAGCATCCCTCTATACGCAAAAGAATGGTCAGGCAATCAGGGAGTTCATTTATTCCGATACGGAGGCTGGATACATTTCAACTAATATTTCTGTAATGGCTAACCATCTTATAGACAGTCCAAAGGATATTGCCATGATTAGTGGCAGTTCCACTCGTCCTGAACAATTTGCTATTTTTACAAATAACGGAAGTACCCACGGAGGAAAACTGGCAGTCTTTCATTCAATAAGAGAGGAAGACATAGCTGGATGGACCATGTGGAGTACAAGAGATGATGATACATTTCACAGCGTTACAAGTGCCAACGAACATTTATTTGCTGTATGCAAACGATCCCTGAATAGTGTAGTAACCTATACATTGGAGAAGTTTGCAGAAGATGATTCAACGAGCCTTGACTGTTCAACAGCGTCAACCCTAAACCAGCGTGGTACTCCTCTCGTTAAAGGCGCATCACAGTCAGGGCTTACATTAATAACGGATGGATTTACTTCAGCTCCACAAGTACAGGAGGCATTTACAATTAGTGGAGTAACAGGAACATACACGATTACTGCCGTTACCAACAATGGTGGTGGAACATATACTTTAACACTTGATGCCACATTGGCATCTTCCCCAGCAGATAACGCAGCCCTTACCCTTACAAAAGGATTCTTGCATGATGTGAACGCCATTTATACAAGTGAATCCATTAATGCTGTAGCTGGTAATTCCTCATTAGGATCATTTACAGTATCAGGTGGCGACCAAGTTACCTTTACCGTTGATCCCCAAGCAACAGGCGTAAGCATTGGATTCAATTATACGCCTTCCTTGGAAACCATGCCGATTGATGTGGAGACGGAAACTGGTCCTCATTCAGGACTTCCCAGAAGAATAGTGCGTTGCATTGTAGATATAGCTGACGCATTGGATATATCATTGAAAGCTCCCAATTCATCTGCGACAGCGCATGAGCTGGTGATCTTGCAAAGTGGATTTACGATAGGTGGCGATTTGACAAAGCAATCAGGAAAGAAAGAATTTTATTTTTTAGGATATGATAAATCTCCTACAGTAGCAATAACACAAAATGATCCCTTGCCATTGAAGGTATTGGGAATGGCACTTGAGGTTCAGATAAGCTAATGGCAATAAACCCAGCATATATTTACGCAGGATTTAAAGGATTAGATACTCTTTTTGGTTTTACCATGGGGAGAAGGCAAGATAAGTCATATCTTCAAAAACTGCGTCAGGACAAGCTCCTTACTCGATTAAATACGGTATCCAATACTAATGTTATATTAGATAATTTAAAGTCATTACAGGCTGATAATGAAACGATAGCTGGAACAGCCAATTATCATGCCTTTGATAGTGCCTCTTTCAAGGCAATTCAAAAGAGAATGACATCTTTGGCAGACAAGGACATTAAGAATTTAGAAATGACTAATGCAATAGCGATTAGTGGAATAGACACTTCTCTTAAGAATTTGAAATTTAACATGAGATTGAGTGAATTTGAACTAATTGCTGATCTTGGAACTCTTGGATATTCAGCAAATCATTATGTAAAAGATCAAGCAATAGAAAAAGCTGTAAGAAAAGCTGAACTGAAAAAATTAAATAAAATATATGCAGAAACAAAAAGACAGGGAAAAATAATGTCTAACTACTATAAACAAGGATATAACAAAGTACGATTTCATAAGCGTTTTGAAAAAATAGAAAAGTATGGTTCACTAACTGCTAGAGGAAGATAATGGCAACGCTTAAAAAATATCAATCAATGGTGAATCCACCACAGCCAAGTGGACTGAACATTAAGGTCAACAAGGACACCCAGCCCTTTAATGCTCCGATTGAACTGTATGGTCAACGAATGGAACATGATGATAAACTAGCCTTGGATGACTTGGATAATAAGATTGAACTGGCTAAACTGGAAAACAAGAGTGAACAAGATTTTTTAAAAGAACAAGAAACAATGTTCAAGAAAAGGAACAAAACTCTTTTTGACAATGTTCTTACAAGTGAAAAGATCGCCCTTATTGAATTTGAAAATAATCTTCGAAGCGATTATCGAAATAATCCTACAGGCTATAAGGAAAAACTTGATGAATATGTCAAGGTAAAACTTAATTCAGGACTATTTCCTGATCCAACAAGGATATTGAAGTTTCAGGAAAAAGCGACATCATTGGGTGTTTCAGGACTGAATGAAATAAGTAATAATGTTGATACATTGCTGGAAAATAATTCTTGGGAAGGGTTGAATCTTTTAGCAGAAAAAAATTCATCAATAATCAAGGACAGCATTTCACAAATATACAGCATGAAGGATATCGCCAATCATAAAAAGCTGTATGCAAAAGAAAGTAAAGATTTAGAGGGAACGCTTGTTAATTTTTTACAAGATCATGGATATAGGACCGATAAAACAGAAGCAGACATTTTAAATGTATTGGACCAATGGAAATTGGATCATGACAGGAATTTCCTAGAACACATCCTGACCAATGTCATAATGAAACCTGATGATGCCAACTCTGTTGCCATGGCTGAAGCAGTATGGAAAGCCTACAAGTCTGGTATTAAATTAAAAAAATTTGATTATCCATATATAGTTTGGGATGAAGGAACAGGGGAATTTTATTTGGATATCCTTAACAGGACAACCTATGACCAACATCCTTTGCCGAACAAGGAAAAAATTGAAGATCAGGTTGATACAGCTATGAAGAACCAATTAGCGAAATGGAAACTTGGTAAAACACAAGTAAACAAAGAATACATAGGAGAACAGAATATTGTTCGTGCAGATTTGTTGGATAAAAATAATATCAATTCTATAAAGAATGTTACCGCACCCAAATTATCTGAAACAGAAATTAAGAATTTAAGCATGGAGGATGATGGTGATGGAAATCTTGTACTAAATCAGGACTTGGTAAATGAACTAACAGAACCACAGGATGTTGCCGAAGCATTTGATAATATAATTCTTCAACTACGCAAGGACGGAGATGTTATGGAAGCTGTTGGTCAAATGCAAAGACTGGACATGACTTTGATTGGATATGATGAAAGTTATTCTCCCAAGGCAGTATTGTTGGAAGGATTCTTTCAGCAAAATACTGTTGGAATTAACTACAACACAACTGAAATATTCGGTCAGATAGCTCAATCTTATATATCATCCGATCAAACACAGCATGTTTCACTTCAGGCTATGGCAGCCGATATAAAGAAATTTATGTATTTCCCACAGCAGATGGTTGATAATCTTCATACTTTTGCTGGGCTGAACATAACAACAGAAGAAGACAAGAACATGCTTTTAAGCATGGCTATTGTTAAGGTTAATACTTTGGGGTTTAATAATGTAGGGAATCTTAATACTAATGGAAAAGATATTGCTGGAGCTTTAGATGAAGTTTGGAGATTAAACAGGGGAGATCGTAAGGTTGGGTTGGATAAGGCAATTGAATCTTGGATGATTGCTGTTAATCCTAATTTTGAATCACAAAGAAAAAGAAAAGAAGCTATGTCTACTTATGTCAAGGAAAAGACACAGTTTGAAGTTGAAGGTTATTTGAAAGGAAGAAGTGAAACTTTTTGGATTGATGACATAAAGGAGGATTTTGCTGATGTGCTGGATAAAGCAATCGCTAGGGAAAATACTATTGATGTTCCTTTTTATTGGACATGGGGAGTAAACAGGATTCGTCAAGGTTTTGGCATGAAGGATAAAGAGGGCAAAAGATCACTAGACAATATTGTTAAGAATCAGAATACATTTATCCGTGGTACAAAAAACAATCTTCGGATGACTAATAGTGCCTACAAGCAATTCAGGGTTATCTTTGACCAGATAGCTTGGGGTTTTCTTAATGTGGATGATCCAACTCCACAACAATTAGACAGGGCATATGGTGACGCATTTATAGAATCAATTAAACAAATGACAAATACAGGATACTATTGGAGTGGTATGTTGTGGGAACAATCACAGACAACTGGTATGGTTTTGACAAGAAATTCTCCTGAAAAATTAACTGGCATGAATACGGAAGAACTGAACCTCAATGTTACGGCTTATGTTTATAATCATTTGAGAAAAATGGACATCAACGAACAGTCATGGCA